TTTTGTGTTGAGTATAATGTAGCCATTATATTTTTTCCTTTTTAGTTAATGTTATTCGTCGCAAGCTATTTCGACAACTTTTTCTTCTTCCATACGAGTAGCACCAATGCTCATAGCGTAGTAAACTTGAGTGCTGTATGATTTGTCAGCTCTCTCGTCAATTCTAGCTAGAACATCTTGACCAATCGCTAATTTAATAGCGTCAGCTGTGAATGCGTATGCAAGTCTGTCGTCTGTATTTGTTGCGTCAAGTTTTAATCTATTTGTAACAATAAATTGAAAGCCTAAGAAAGAATCAACTTGACCCTGTGCTAGAGCTTTAACTGTATTGAAATCACTAGATGTTACTTGTGTTGTTCCCAATAGATCGCCTATTTGTTTTGGTCCACATACAAGGTATCTTTGTAGAGATGGATCAACATCAGCTGCATCTAAAAGTCTTTTTGCTTCTAAAAGTTTAGTTATAGTTAAACCATCAGATTGTGATGAACTATAAGGTTTTTGAGAAGCAGGAAGTGCAACAGAAGTAGATCCTGTTTCACCTGTGTATGCTGTTCCACCTAAAGCGGCAATGATTACATCATCCATCGCTCTTCCCATAGCAGCAGCCGCAGCTTTTGCATAAGAAGAAGTTGGATCAATTAGTAATCTAACTTTATCTGCATTGTCTATTAGATCAGCCCACTCATAATCTGCAAGTGTTACTCTTCTTCTAGAGTGTGGCGTATCAATTTGTGGAGTGTCAGCGTGTCTAGAGCTTCTTACAACCGCAGTTGTTTTACCAACTTGATCAAAGAAAGCACTCTTTCCAGTAACCGACTCAACATCCACAACTCCTCTTAATACTGATCCCATTTGTTGAGATAGCATTTGTACGTTTGAACTGTACTGCTGTACAAAAGCAGTTGTTATTTGATTTGACATATTGTCATTTCCTTTTGGTTAGGTTAAGTTAAGTTTAAGTTCAGAAAGTTCCCCATCATTGATAGGCTATCTTGCATTTAACGACTGTTAGTCGGTTGTCTTTCCAACAGGCAAGTAAGGTTCTAATAGAATTGTCTTACAATTTCTAAGAAGATTTAATTAAAAATCTCCCTAGAAATCGCAATATAGTAATTTTAAGTTGATTGCAATATAATTATTGATTTAATAATTCTCGCAATGACAGCACTTGATTTACTGTTTTGTTATGATTTGGATGTGATTTGTTCCAATAGGGACCAGTCTTATCACCTATTAAATCATTAATTTCTTTTTCAACATCTCTACCTTGAAGTACATTATCAGATTCTGCACCGACAATTTTATCTTCAGATAATAGATTAGCAATGTTAGCAAATGCTTTAATGATCTTTGGATTATCACCTAATCTAGATCCATCTCTTAATTGAGTATCAAGAAGTTCTGGTTCTAAATAAGTTTGAGCAACATTGGCAGCTTTTCTTAAGTTGTCATCGTATGCTCTTCCCCATTCTGATCTTAACGCATTAGCAGATTCAGCTTGTGCAGATTCCATATTCACTGACATTTCTTTTGCTGAACTTTCTAATGTTGATTTATAAAACTCTAGTATGCCTTGAGCTTGTTTATTATTTAAACCTAGCTTGTGAGCATTCTGTGCAAATCCTTTGATTACATTTTCATCAACAGGAGCAACATCAGTTTTAAATTCTAGTTTATATTTATCAGCAGATTCTGGTCTGCCTAATTTATTATAAACTTCATTCCACTGTTCATCAGTAGCTGATTTACCTGGAAGATGAATCTTATCAGTTCCAATCATAGATACTGCATTGATGTAGCTTTTAGCTAACGCATCTAATTCAGTAAATTTTTCTATGTTTGGATTTGATCTATATTCTTGTGAGATCGCTTCTTTCCAAGTCTTGCCAGAAGTTGGCTGTGTTGGTTGTTGTGTTGAGCTTAGTATTGGTTGTGTTGTTTCCTGTGTACTTTGTGTTGTTGCACTTGTAACAGGCTGAGTTGCCTCAGTTGTCTGTACTTGTTCTAACATTTTATTTTCCTTTTAGTTTATCATTTAGCAGCATGTTTTTAATAAATAGAAGAACGCTGCGTTGTCCCTCCATATATGCACTTTCATGGCTATCCCCTCTAATATTAGTGGTAGCATTATAGTGGCATCTTTTTTCTAAATCTGACATGACAATTTTGCCATCATTAGATTCAAAAACTATTTTATAATATTCTTTTAATTTATTTATTTGGTCTTCCATTTATTTTCCTTTCGTTTTTTATTGCTCTGGGTTTACTAAAGCTCTTGCCTCCTCAGGTAATGCTTTTGCTAATGGTGCTACAGCTCCACCTGCTTGTGCAATTTGTTGCATCTGTTGCATTTGTTGTTGTTGCATCATCTCTTGTTGTTTCTTTTGTCTTATAGCATTTACTTGTGCTTGTGAGTTTAAAACTTTAGCTGGTACACCCACAATGTCAGCAAGATAAGTTACTAAAGCATCTATATCAATGTGATCAAATACTGGAGATATTTTAGATAATGATCCAAATATTTCAATCGCTCTCATCACTGATTGTAATTCAGAAGATCTTTGTGCTTTAGCTAGAGGTGATACATATTCAATTTGTATATCTTGACCAGCTAAGAATTGTGGTGCTTGTCTAAATATTTTTTTTCTAAGTAATATTGCAAATGTTCTATCAATCAGTGGTCTTAATAATTCTGATTGTAATCTTCCTAGAACTGGACCCAGTAATCTCATCTTCTCTTCGTTACGTTGTACAACTTCTGTTGCAGTCATTTGTGGACCATTCTGCATCATTAATTGATTTACATAAAACGTATCTCTAATAGCGTTTCTTCTTTGCTCTTCCATGTTTAAACCTAATGGATTATTTGCACCAATGTTTAATGGTTCAATTCTATCTCTAGTTCCAGCTCTATAGAAATTTAAACCACCTGGTACTGTTCTTACTGGTAATATAAATCCATCATCAGGAACTAATAAAGGAGGATCAACTTGTTTTTGTGCAGCTTTAATAGTTGTCTTAGACATTTCATTTAACATCTTTACATCTGGCAATGCAGTCATTGCAGGTGATCTTCCATAAATTTCAAACGATGCTTTTAAATAACGTGGGACTACATAAGGGAACTCATTAAATCCTGATTGAGATACTTCGTGTTTATTATCTAATTCAAGATAACAAGATGCGAATGGCATATTCTTTGCATCTTTCTTTTTAGGATCATAATTTTCTCTAGGATATACAACGTGAAGAATTGTAACTTCTTCATAAGGATCTTTCATTGCAGTTCCTCTTAAAGCATTTGATACATTCTTTTCGCCAAACTGTAGTATGGCTGCTCTTGCAGATATTTTAAATTTTCTAAATACTGTATCTATTCTTCCTTTATTATTTTCTGAAATATAAATTTCGCCAATGTGTCTTGTTGAAAATCTTATAATGTCATCTGCATCTTCTTCAATAAACATAGAGGCTGTACCAAAGGTAATTAGATCGTGATACAATTCAAATATTTCTTGTTGGAAGTTTGAACGATTAAATGCGTCATACATTTTTTCTGTTGTATCTTGTAACCATTCATTCGCCTCATCTGCATCTCCTGTATCTACATTTTTAAATCTTAATGAGAACCAAGGTGTAGATGGGTTCGTTAGCATACCATGTAAGGATGCTGACAATAATTCAACTGCATGTAGTGGAGATGAATCAAATATTAATTCAGATCTTTTATCTCCTTTAGATCTTTGTTTAGTTACATCTGCTTTTCTTGGCATCATGTAATCAGCAACTTCTTGCCAATGCGATTCCCAAGTTTGTCTTTGTGTTACTAACTTTCCAAATCTCTTTAAGAGATCTTTAGTTAAATCTGTTTCAGCCATTGCTTATCCTAGTAATGTTGGTGTGCCTAAAGTTGCACCTTCTTGAACGCCTGCTGCACCTGTTAATATAGTTGGAGATCTACCACGTCTTCTTCTTTTAATTCCTGCAGCGTCTGTTGTTGTTGCTTGAGAAACTTCTGCAGTTGTAGGTGCTGATGCTGTAGCCGCTAAAGGAACTGTTCCAATAGGAGTTGCTTGAGATGGAGCAGATGGTTTAGATGCAAAAGGATTTGGTATTGGACCACCCATATTACATTCCTAACAAAGTTTTTTTCTCAGTTGTTGCTTCATCAATCAATGGAGAAGTTAATATTGTTGATGCTCTGCCTTTACGTCTTCTGTTAATTGCATCTTGCTCTTCTTTTACTTTCGCTTTATCTGCTTCAGACAATTCTGCTTTTGGCGGTTCAGGTAAAGGTTGCACTGGTGGCAACGCTGGCATTTTTGGAGATAAGAATCCCATAATTTATATAATCCTATATTCGTTATCTGCTATACTTTGTGGAGCAGATTGTCTAGTATTTATTTCTTGGATTCCAACTGCAAGGTAACGCATCGCATCACAAGCGTGTGAACTCCAATCATGTACAGGCTTAGATCTAAACATTCTGTTTTTATCTATAAACTTCCTATGGTAGTGTCTTAACGCATCTATAAGTTTTTTGCAATGGTCTGTATCAATCCAACATCTAGGTAGTAACATTGTAGTTGCATGTATTCCATCTTCAAATGGAATCTTAGGAACTACTTTAAAATTAATACCTAATTGATAAGCAACCTCACGTCTTGTTTTGCCATTACTAAAATCAGTAACTTCAATATCATGGGGTGCGTAATGATCTTTATAAACATAATCTTTTGTTTTTAACATTTGAACATAGTGCGGCAAACCTTGACCACGTTCTTCGTAGTAATCTATTATATTAATTGCTCTTCCCATTTGTTGAAAGAATATAACTGCTGAATGATCTGATACTCCTAGATCCCATGCTGTGCTAACTGGTAGTGATGGATCATAAGGAACTCTTGTTAGCTGCCTAGCATCTTCTATCTTAGCAATAGTATCTCCATAAACAGCACCTTCTATATTTGCAATCCAATCACATTCAAACTCTTGTTCGTATTTTTTTTCACCCATTACTTTTCTTGCCGCAATAAGTTCAGAATCATCTACTATTTTAGTTTGTGATGCTTTAGCTTTATAATGAAACCATTCTTCATCTCCTTGTGCGTGCTGATATAGTTCATAGAAATTGTTATTAGTTCCTTGTGGTGTACCAATAAATACGCACCATCCTTTTCTATCTGATAATGCTGGTCTTATAATTTCTGTAAACAACTTACCTTGTACGTTTGCATACTCATCAATAACGCAACCATCTAAATAGATACCTCGTAACCCATCTGAGTTTTCTGAACCTAACAATGTTATTCTCGCACCATTAGGAAGATCGCATCGTAATTCTGTTTCATTAAATTTAACACTAGGTATTAATGATGTGTATTGTTTCATATAATCCCACGCAATAGACTTAGCCTGTTTAAAGGTAGGTGCTATATAAGCAAAACGAGGATTATTGTTTGTTGATTTTAAAGCTGACATTAATAGATGATTAATCATACATACTGTTTTGCCAAATCTTCTATGGCAGACTAATACAGACCATCTTTTTTTCATTAGTTTAAAATGAAGTCTTGTTTGCTCTCTTCTTGGTGAATAGGGTATTTTATATTCTGAATTATTAGATTTTATAATTGTTTCGGTAATTGGTGTTAGCATGACTAATGAATTAATTTAGATTTTGAATTATTTATAATTGCGTTCTCAATATTCAATAACATCATTAACCAAGAACTAAAAATTGCTGAATGTTCTTTGTCTTCAAAACCAGTAAACTTAACTGTGATAGAATTATCACTATTTATAAATACAACTGCTTTTACATTAGTATTGTAATAATCTTCATCATCTGGGTGCATTAGTCTGTTCATATACTATTAGTAGTATTTTAATATTATATAAAGGTTGGTCAGGCAAAGGAAAAGGAGGTGGGTTGTTTCTGGATATACCCATTATAAGTTAGCGATTTTGTGTGTGGCGAAAATTCTGTAATGAACTGACTATGGCTAAGGGTATCCTAATAAGTCCCATGTATATCAATATAGAAAGTCTGGCGGCTTTTTTGGGTGCACCCCCTCATTTAATAAGGAATTTTAGCAAAAACTTTAAAAAGTTTATTGCTTTTTTTTAAATGTAATTGGTCGGAT